GGTATGATTCCTTGTCTGATTTTGTAACTACATGATTTGATTCAGAGTAACCGCACTTAGGGCAAATCATCACATTCTCCTTATTAACTCAGGCACTTTGTCGTATTCGTGGGGTCTTAAAGCCACCACCGAATCGTACCAACGCCCGTTTTTCCAACGCCAACAAACAAATTCTTCTTTAGGCAAAAGCACAATAGTCTTGATTCCTAATGCCCCTGCAAGGTGGGCAGTACCCGTATCCACAGTCACAATGCCTTTACAGGCTTTCATGTGTTGGGCGGTTTGCATCCAGTTCTTCTTCCAACCATCGTTAGGTAGGGGGTGAAATGGCCCTTCGCTCTTAGGGTTTAAGGAATAGCAGTTATCACCCGTCAGTTTGAGCATTTCCCGACTATCTATGGATTTGATGTAATACAAAGACTTGCCCGATGCTTCCCAGTTCACCCCAATCTTTGCAGGAATATTGCTAGGCGTAGCTTCCAAATAGCCTTCTGAACCAACAATCTTTTTAGTAGTAATTGGAAATAGACTTTTAACATAGGGTTGGCTGTGTGAGATGTAGTGGGGCAAAGACATTGAACCAATCCAATAATCCGCTTCGGTGGCTTCGCCTTTGTCGATTTCGTTAGTTATGACATCAATACATTCCATCTGCCCAATAAGGTAGTGCAATGAGGATTCTTGCAAAACAATGAGTTTCTTAGCCCCCATGACTTTTAAGGCAGGCAAAAAGCGATAGAACTGCAATACATCGCCAAAGCCTTGTTCCATCTGCACTACGATGGACTTACCTAGTAGGGATTCCCCACGCCATACAGGGATTGAGAGGGCAGGCGTATAGGGTACTGACTGTTCCCCCATAATGTCTTTGTGCCATCTGTATTCAAAGTGCCTAAAACCCGCTTCATAACGCCCTGCGTGTAAATGGTCGTAGGCTAACTTGTATAGGGCTTTTATATCAGTAGTAATATGCTTTCCTCGTCATCTAGTTCTGCTTGGCGTTTAGCTTCTAGGATAACGAGTTTGGTTTTTAACCTTGCTACCTCTTGCCTATTAGCAACCGCTTTTAGCAGGTTGTTTCGTTGGTTCTCAAGGTAGGCAATAGACTGCTCTAGTTCTGTAGTATCAACTGGCGGTGTACCAGCCTTAACCTCTTGAATAGATTGTAGTTTATTTTGTTTCTGTTTAGCAACAATTTTTGGTGGGTCGATTGCATCACGCAGTTGTTGTTTTCTGCGTATTTTGGCTTCATGTTGGGCTTTGTAAAGTGCAAGCTGTCTAGCCCTAATCTTGGCATCTAGGCGTTTAGCTCTGCGGATTTCTTCAGGTGTAAAGCCATCATGGGTATCTATTGTTGATGGCGTTGGTGGTACTTCGCTTATTTGGAAAGCGTTGTTTTGGAACGCATTAGCTTGAAAAGCAGTTTGAAACATTAGAATGTCCCGCCTGATACCCCTACAAAAGTAGTAGCAGTAATGGTTGTTCCAGTAATCGCTGCTGGTGTTGTATTCCCAATTACGGGGGGGCTAGATAGATTAAGCGTACCGCCAAGCGTTAAATTTCCAGTAGAAGTAACTGTGCCACTAAGTGATATACCTGAAACTGTGCCTGTACCGCCTACGCTTGTAACGCTTCCTGAACCCTTGTTATTAAATGTAGTCCAATCGGTGCTAGTCAAGTATCCGTTTACGCTACCAGTTGCGGCTGGCATAGCAATAACAGGGGTAGTTCCACCAGTAGATGTAACTGGGCTTGTGGCTGTTACTGAAGTTACTGTTCCGCTACCCTTATTGTTAAAAGTATTCCAATCCGTAGAAGTCAAATAACCGCTTACAGAAGTGGTAGCCGCTGGCATAGATATAGCAGGGGTATTGCCACCACTAGAAACTACAGGACTTGTACCAGTAACGCTAGTGACTGTTCCTACGCTAATTGAACCACCAAGACTTGTGCTTGTGCCATTGATTGTGATGGCTGAATTGGCTAATTGTGCGTTGGTTATTGTGCCTGATAAGTCTGTGGTAGGAATGGTAGAAGCGGCTGTTAAAGCACTTGTTCCGCTACCTTTGACATATCCTGTAAGGGTTGTTGCTCCAGTTCCACCCCGATTTACTTGTATGGTACTGCCATTCCAAGTTGCGGAAGTAATAGAACCAGCGTAATCAAATGTATTGGTAGACCAGCTTACATTGGCTGGAGCATAATCATGCCTATCCCAAGAACCAGCCGCAGTTGCATTAGATAACAAATTAACCCTAACAAGACCACCACTAGGTACAGAAACAATTAGCGTGTTGGAATTGTTATTAACTGTAATTGCACCGCTACTTTGGTTGTTATCAAATTCAAATATTTCGCCATTACTTAAAGTTGTGGCATCAGGCAATTTAATGGTTTGACCGCCTGAACCAGTAATAGTGTATCTGCGTACAGAAGCCGCAGTTAATACTATTTGTGTTCCTGAAGCGGCAATATTGGTATATCCATCATTAAAAGCATTAGCATTTATGTTTACATTGGAATCACGCAAAACTACGCTATTTGCACCACTTGAAGTTGTAACTCCTGTGCCACCATTTGCTACTGGCAACGCTGTGCCTGAATAAGTTAATGCCAAAGTTCCTGAAGTAGTAATTGGACTTCCTGAAACACTTAAAAATGCTGGAACAGTTGCCGCCACAGATGTAACTGTTCCTAATGGGTTTGTAGCCCATGAAGTATCTGTTCCATTAGTCGTTAGGTATTTGCCTGTATTGCCTGTCTGTGATGGGACTAAGGCATTAAACGCAGCATTAGCTGTGGTTTGCCCTGTACCACCATTGGCTATATCTATCGTACCTGTTAGGGCATGGTCAGCGTTCCAATCGGATGGTTGAACTAGGGTTGAATCCCCAGCATCAGGAATTGCTGATACTTTGGTGTGTTTTACTGTAATAGCCATTATTGAACCCCAACAATCTTGCCATTCTCATCTCGTACTACTTGTTTAGGTTGGCTTAATTTATCAATCAAGGCGGCTAATACTTGTGCCATCTGATTGTTAGAGTTTTGCATATTCTCTATAACGGGTTGTAAAGGATGGTTTGCCATGTCGTGATACCCCATTGTGTCTTGCATAATCTTAGCCTGCTCAACTGCTTCGGTATATGCTTCAGTCCCGTCAGTAAAGCCTGCACTAATTCTAGCGGTTTCAATTTTAGTGCTGTTATCAAGGTAAGCCAATAAAATGTCTTTGTTGTTTTCCATCTCGGCTTTCATCTTATCTAACTGTGCTTGCATCTCTAGTTCACGCTGATTGCGTTGGTCTTCTAACTGGAACTTAAGCTGATTCTCTTGGGCTTGGAATTCCTGTTTAGCCTTCTCAGCTTCGGTTTGAGCCTGAAGCTTTTGTACTTCAAGCTGAGATTGAACCTGCATTTCAGCCTGTTTGGCCTGCATCTGCATCTGCAATTTCTGAATTTCAACAGGCGGTGGTTTAGGCTGTCCTTCCATCGCTTTAGCTTTATTTCTAAATTGGTCGGCAGTTTCATCAATAAGCCCTTCCATACCTTTACCAGCTTTAAACGCAGTTACGCCAAACTTAAGCATCTCCATCAGTAATGGGGTTAGTTCAGGGGCTTGGGTGGCTACTGGTAAGGCTTGGTTCATAAACTGGGATAAAGCACCTAAGAACTCAATGCGGTTTTGTTTCTCTTGTTGCTCATCCTGATAAATCATGGAATCGCTAGTTACTTCAATACGGAAGTTCTTAGCGGGTTCGTCTTTCAACAAAGCTAGTGCTTGCGGTACTAACTGTTGGTCTTGTGGGCTTAGTTGCATTGCACCACTAATCTTGACAATCGTATCGTCAGTAAAGTGCTTACAAATAATCTGAGCCTTAATACTTAGAAGCTCGGTAGCAAAGTCAACGACTGCGTGTTGCATATTCTTGAGTCTGCCTGCTGCGTTATTAGACTTAATAATCTGTGCCCCAAGCGTTTCATTGGGGTCTGTTTGTCCCCTTTGAATGTCGGCAATACCCATAATCTCGTAAATCTGACCTTTGACTTGCTCCATAGCCTGATAAGCCATCGTCAAGCCTTGAGCGATTGGGGTTATATCTACTAGGTCAATAGCCCCTTTCATGCCTTGTTTTTCAGCAAAAGCAGCCCAGTTCTTTACAGGAATCAGGGTATTGTTCTCGCCCTCAGAGAATAGTCTTGCAAGACTTGGCTCGGATGCGTCATAGACACCCCGTACTTTTAAGGCGTTAATAAAGCCATCTATGCGGTCTGCAAGCGTGTCTAATTGCTTGGCTTGGTCTTGGTATAGTACAAAGTCAGGTACAGGCTCTAAGCTGTCTGTAGTTAATGTAGCGTAAATTGGTTTAGGGCAAGGGAAGAATCCTTCTAACTGTAATGGGTCATCTTTTTCATCAAGAATCTCGCCCATCGACTTACTAACCCAAAAGACTTTGCCTTGTTCTTTATCCCAAATCTCATAGATACAGGCTTGAAAATGCTCGGCAGCCATTTGTTTGGTAGCCCATTTGTCTGACTCAGGCTTGGTATCTAGCGGAATCTTGCTACCAACTTCTTCACCAAAGCGGTCAATTAGAGCTTGTCGGCTCATATAGACTTTACGCCATACGGCTGTTACTTCTTCCCAAGTCCGTCCAACAGTATGGCCAAAATCACGCCAATGGACATAATCAACAGGGGCACACTCATATTCAATGCGTTCCTGCGACTCCACCAGTTCAGCGTTTTGCGTTTCTGATTCATCGGCATCCTCTGTAATTTGTAGCCCATCTTCGGGCATTTGACCTGCAATACCTTCGTTGATGTTATTTTGCTCTGCAACAATATGTGGCTCATAACGAACCCATGCTGTACCTCTACCACCTAATAAGCGGTCTAAGACTGCGTTATCCATAGCGGAGCGATAGTCATGGTAATGCTCGACTTCGTACTCTAAAGCCCGTTCTAGCATCATAGACGCTACTCGACCTATTGGGTCGTTATCTCTGAATCTTCGGCTTACATCGGGGCGTGGCAGTCTAGCAAAGATGGCAGGCTTGATGACCTGAACATTAGACCAAAGAATATTAAAGCGAGCATTGGGGTTATTACGGGTACGGCTGTCATCACGATAACGCTTAATGATTCTTGGTACTCTTGCTTCCCATTCCCTAAAAGACTTGTCGTATTGGGCTATACAGTTGTACCAATCTTCGTAAGTCTTGTTTAGCGTATCGTTCATAATTAATACCTTTGATTAGTAATTCGTGGCGTAGATTTCCACATTTCCTCTAGCGTAACTTCATTCTCTCCAACAACGAGACCACGAATCGGTGCGTTTTGCTTCGCAATTTCTGATTCATCTTGCCAAGCCACAGCCAACATTCTAAATGCATCACATCCATGCGATGCCCAATTATGGAGAGGCTTATCTCTAAATACTTTCTTATCTTCATCGTATTCCCGTTGGTACTGACGCAAACATTCAATGCCTTCTGAACACTTCATGGCATCAAACCAAGTGCGACTTAACGCCATTCTTGTAGCTTGTATGCCGTCTTGTAATGACAGATTAGGTACGATTTTAAACAAATTTCCGCTTTTTAGGGGCAATTTATCTATTAATTGTTCAATTATTGACTTACCACCGCTTGCTAAAGTTTTAGCTCTAGCGTCATGCGGTAGCCAATGCGTACCATATTCGTATGGTCGTTCTTTAATTTGGTTGGCGTAGTACACAATCGGTTGCCCATGAGCTTCGTGGTAATCCAATACCCGTATCTCTCCATGTACGACCTGATACCACCATATAGCCGTTGCATCGTTAAAACCCAAGTCCCAAGCCGTATGCACAGGAAATAAGGTGTCGCACTCAACCTTGTCAATACGCCCTGCATCGGTCAATAGTCGCATCTCTGTGCCGTATATAGCCCCAAGTATGGCAGCTTCAAAGCTACATTCAAATTCTTGTTGATATTGGTCAATAGACATAGACTTTAAGGCATCGTCTAGTTCAGTTTGCGGTAGGATTTCAGTTTTACTAGCCCTTAAAACCTTGCTAAACCAGTCAGATTTGTTTATTTCTGCGGTCTGATATATGTCATAAAAGGCGTTGTGGCCTTTCGGTGTCCCAATAAAAACAGCCCAACCCATTCTGTCAGATAATAACGGCCTCAGTACAGCACCCCATACGCTAGGCTTCATATCAGCGTACTCGTCTAGGATTACCCCATCTAGGTACATACCCCGTAATGCGTCAGGATTGTCTGCACCAAATAGACGAATTCTTGACCCGTTGATAAGCTCAACCCACAGTTCTGATTGGTTATGTCTGCGATATAAAGGCTCACTAAACCTAAGCAAGTAATCCCAAGCAATAGATTTGGCTTGGCTATGATACGGGGCAATATAGGCATATCTACCATTGGGTTTGTTCTCCAATCCAGCCTTAATAATAAGGTCATTAATACAGGCTACAGTCTTACCTGCCCTGCGGTGGGCAATAACAATAGACCATCGTTGCTTACGCTCATGGAAGTCAGCAAATATAGGTCTAGGGCGGTACTTTAGCTTTATGTTAGGCATCTGCCCAAGAAATCTTTATATCGCCACCATCTTGGCCTGTAACCTCGTTGACTTGGGTTTCTTTCCACCTAGCCCTAGTCTTTAGCCAAAAGATAGCGGCAGCCGTATTACCTTTCTTGGCTTGACTAAACAATGTGCCAGCAATGGCAGCATTAGCGTCTATACGCCCCTCGTCTAGTTCTTCTTTGTAATACTTGACCAATGTATCAGCACTAATCTTTAGCCTACTGGCTATATCCTCATGGGGTACACCCAATGCAGATAAGCGTTTAGCGGTATCTTGGCTTTCTTTAGTTGGTTTATGTGCGGGTCTGCCTTTTTCTGCCATTTTTATAACTCCGATAAAACAGCTTTTTTGCCTGTAAAGTCTTCCCAACGCTTAACTATGACATCACAGTATTTGGGGTCAAGTTCCATTAAGTAAGCATGGCGGTTTGATTTTTCGCAAGCTATTAGCGTTGAGCCTGAGCCACCAAATAAATCAACTACAGTTTTAATCCCATCGCCCCATTTATCAAAGAACCTTTCAATCAGCTTTGTTGGCTTCATTGTTGGGTGAACTCTGTTACGAGCTTCTTTTGGGTCATCTTTACTTAAGAAACCAAACCACTCAAAATCAAATACATATTTCTTATGCTTTACTATTGACCAACACAGCTCAAAGCAATTTCCTATGCCTTTTTGTTGAGCGTCAGAGCTTCGCTTATTCCAAACTTGCAAAGTTCCTTTTTTCCCAAAATTAGGCAGTTTATCAATGTAGTAATCTGCACCCCACCAAAATTGCTCTTTAGCATCCTTAAAATACTCAATAAGAAAACTAGGGTCAAAATCTTTATCATCACCAATAACTGGGGTGTATTTGTTACCCACCTTATTACCCTTAAAACCTATACTTTTTGCAGAACCTTTTATCGCTGAATAATCCGTGTCTAAGTTCATTCCATATGGCGGGTCAGTAAATACCATATCAGCCTTCTGCCCATCCATTAGCTTCTCTACAGCATCAATACTTGTGCTATCACCGCACATAAGTCTATGATTTCCAAGAATATATATATCGCCTAGCTTAGTTTTAGGCTCGATTGGCGTGTCAGGTACGCTATCTTCATCGGTTAGCCCTTCGGTTGTTTCGGGGGCTAGTAAAGCGTCTAGTTCTTTATCGTCAAATCCAAGTAGCGTTAGGTCAAAGTCTTGGTCTTTAAGCTCTTGTAGCTCTAGCGACAGAAAGTTTGTATCCCACCCAGCGTTTAATGCCAATTTATTATCAGCAATCACATAAGCCTTTTTTTGGGCTTCTGTCATGTCTTTAAGCTCAATCGTAGGTACTTTAGCCATACCCAGCTTTCTTGCGGCTAATAGCCTGCCATGCCCCGCTATAACGCCTTTATCGCCATCAACCAATATAGGGTTAGTCCACCCAAATTCTTTGATACTGGCGGCAATTTGGGCTACCTGAGCATCATCGTGGGTGCGTGAATTTTTGGCATAAGGGATTAGTGCCGATACTTCGACTTCTTTGATTTCCATACTACCTCAAGTGATTGATTTAGTTAGGGTAAATTCTAATACTAAAACTAATTTTATGCCATCTGTTTAACAAATTGGTTAAAGTGCTTCATCAATTCCGCTTTACGCTTCATACGCTTATCTTCGTTCTTTTCTAGAGTAGTCTGTTTGTGCGGTTGCAACAAAGAGTTTTCAGGTTTAATCTTTTCTTTTTTAAACATATTACATATCCTTCATAGCGTCAGAAATCATTTGTCTGCGGGGTTTTTTGGCGGTCTTTGCCGATTCTTTAAAATCTTTGGCGGTTGGGGCATCTTTGCTACCAACCTTGTTCATCTTTTCGCCTGAACCCGCCTTAATCCTAGCCCTTTTTTGGTGAATATTATGATACAAACCTTCTTTCATTAGCAACTCCATCTCGCTCTTGCTGCTTTTCCTCGTTCCCCAGTCCAGCCTTTTGACCTTGCACAGAAACTATCATGGCGTGGCCCACTAGCTTGGGGGGCTTGTAAATTGGCGTTGTTCTTGCGGTTATAGGTAGCTCTGCCTTTTGCCGTCATACCTGCACCTTCTTCAACCGATAGGTAATTACGACCTTTGCCTTTAGTAGTCTTAGGTATTGGCTTATCGTGCTTATCCATTGCTGCACGAATTTGGTCTTGTCGGCTCATATTTCAAGAATTTTCAAGAAATTTCAGGCTTTTTTTTCAATGTACTTGCCGTAGG